GTCCACGTTGACCAAGGTTCCGTGAGCCTCGCAGATCACGACCCATTTTCCGCCCTCTGGGTCGCAACCCAACGCCTCAGCCGTTCCGACCGTCAAAGCCGTACGATACCCTCGCGGCGTGCGTGTGGCGTACATGATCGTTTCCTTTGTGTGTGGGTTTGATCTTGCATCGTCCTCCCGGGAGCGCTTCATTAGGCACGCCCGGGAGGGCCAAACTAGATCAACTCCGATACGTCAGTCCTGCGCCATGACCTGACAAAAGTGGACCATCCGCAGGTTGATCGGCGCGAGCGGGTAGGTGTCGAGGTACCACGCCATACCGTCCCGCGTGTTCGCCGCCAGCGCGGCGAAAACGTCGTCCAGGCGGTTCGTCTCGTGCGCGTGCACGCTGCCGTAGGCCATGACGTGTGTCCCGTCGAAAAGGGGACCGATCTTGCCAGCGATGACCAGCGTCTTAGCCATGATCGTTTCCTCTCATTGTCTGTAGGTCCAACTCGACTAGTTAGGGTGACCTAACTAGTCAAGCAAGATCGACAGACTAGCCTAGTCGATGGTCTCCGCGTAACCGTCCGCCAGCGTCACAGTCCGAACCGCCGCGTAGCCGTCCGGGAGCACAATGGCGAACCACGCGCCCCATTGACCGGTCGGCGCGCCCGGATAGGTGCGCTGCACTGTGGCCGGACCATACTCCGACATGATCCGCTTACCCTCAAGGTTCCTCGCGTGCTCGCGCATGATCATTTCTCCTTCCGTTGTCTGTAGGTCCAACACCGGTCCCGATTGCTCGGAACCGATGCAAAATCGACAGACTGTGCCTAGGAACGTCAACCGTTGTAGCGCTTATCCGAGACGAACACGTAGCGCGTGGACAGTTCCGGCGCGTACTGGCTACGTCCCGCCAGGATGACGACGTTGGAGTAGGCGCCTCGCAGACTCTCAACGCCACGGCCGGAAGACAGTGCGTAAAGCGTGCCAGCGTTGCCATTGAGGCGGACACGGCGAAAACCGTGGTAGTCGATGCTGCGGATGACATCGAACTCTCTCGCCTTACGTGTACCCGTAGGCGCGACGACGTTCGGAACGTTGAGGTTCGCAAGCGGCTTGCCCATGATCGTTTCCCTTCGTGTCGGGTTGAGAATGCCAACGCCAGATACCACGAGTGCCGTGGTATCTGACGCAAGCGCGCTCAATCCAGGGTGTCAGTAGATGACGTGCGCCTCCCAGGCATCGGTCATGGTGTCGTCACCACAACCGACGCAGCGGATGAGCATCGTCCCCGCGTGATCCCCGATGACAACGTGCTCGCCCGGCTCAGTGCCGTACTGCGCCACACGCTCAGCGTGCTCGTCGCCGCAGTACGCCTCACAACCGGTCGTGTCGCCGTTCGCCGTCGCCAGGGCGCAGCAGGAACAGACGTAACCCAGGAAGTCAGAACGCATGATCGTTTCCTCTCGTGTGCTAGCGCGGGACCATCCCGCGCGTGAGTAGCCGCGTCACGTCGTGAACGTCGCCACCCGGTACCCGCTAGGGGTGTCAGTGGAACGCGGCCGACCAAACCGATTGCTTAGGGGACCGCCGCTCGCCGCGCAGGTGCGCGGGTCGTGGCAGCGGGTTTTAGCCCCGTGCCGTTCGCGGGCGCGAACCGGGGGACTTCCACCCCCGTCCCGTTCCCTGAGCCCTTCGCCCACGTGGGGGCGCGCGGCCGGGGTGCTTCGGTGCGGCTATCGGTTGGTGCTGGCTCAACTCTCTAATAGGGGCCGACCGTTGTCAAGAGGCAAATCGATAACGGTTTGGTAACGATCCGGGTGCGCTCCCTACCCGTCCGCTGGCCAGCAGCAGGTGGGTAGTCATGCACTGTGCCGCATGACTATGCATCGGAGTGGTACCGGTCGGTACCGAACCGCGCTGCCCTGGCCGCTCCCGTGGCCGTCCCCGTGCCGTCGCGTGCTGAGACCACCACCCGCGCCCATACCCCCTACCCTCACGCGCCCGCGCGCACCTCCATCCCCTCCCCACATGCCGCTGTGAGGCCCAGAAACCGCCCTCTAACAAGATCAACTAGCGTCCGGGTCTCCTAGGTAGGGTCAGGCCGAGATAGGCCCTCAGCGTTCGATTACGCAGGATCATGGGATGATTGCCTAGGGTGCAAACCGGACATAGGGGACATACCGATACCCCCGGGGGTATGGTGGCGTGTCCACAATCTGTCCACGATGCGGACTCATGGGATGACTCAATGTGGACAGCGGGTGTCCACATGGTGGACAGCAGGCGACACATGGTGAGATCATGGGATGACTAGGGGTGAGACGAATCATGGGACGAATCTCGGATGGTGGGACGTAGGTGTCTCAGGGGATGGACCCAGGGTGTCTCGGTGGGTGGACAAATACATGGGATGAATCTCAAAGTTTGGACAGGCTTGACAAAAAACCGGATTTATGCATGGGGGGTCGAGGGGGTTCGGGGGGGTGTACCCACATACCCAAGTTGTCAAAATCCCGACAGTGCCCGTCTCGAACCACCACTGCGCCGGTCTCAAATTTTGAGATGGAAAACTCTCACGCGAGCCCTCCCTGCTAGGCTGAAGACATGACACAGAAAATGATCTATCGAGCGCGATGGCACAGGCATCGCTGGATTTGGACTTGTGTCGGCACCTGGGGGAATGACGACCGACAAGAGTGTCGCAAGTGTGGAAAAATCAAGCGTTCACTGTAGAGCACCGCTCAAAAATTTTAATTTTCAAATTTCTCGCGTATACGCGCGCGCGTACCTGCCTCCTCACCGTCAGTGGGAACTTATTGTCTCATCGACGGAATGGGAACATAGTGTCTCAAATCCTGAGATGGCTCTCGCGCGCACCTGCACCGACTGCTAGGGTGGGGTTATGGACATCATCGTGAACGATGAATTGTACGAAGCGATCTGGGTCTACCTCATGCTGCACCCGGAGGTTGCTCTCGAAGACCTCGGGGTCATCGTTGTTCCGCGTGACGTGTACGACAAGATGTGGGAGGAGGACTGATGAGCCTGTTCAACATGGAAGGGTACTACACCGCAATGGCAGAGGCTGCTAAGTGGTATTACGCGGCTAAGTGGTACCAGCGACAATTGGCTGCACCAGCCCCAGGCTGGTACACGTTTGGCTCGCATATTGACTCCGACGTTGAACTAGAGTTCTGGGGGCGTGACGAGGAGGGGCTGCCGCTGTGGGAGCGTCCAGTAGACGTGAGGAACGATGACTGATGGGCTGGTTTTGGCACACGCACGAAAGGAGGACGAGAAGTGACAAGGTACAAGGTTCACTGGTTTGCTCCCGGAACTGACAGCCTGACCGACTGGTGGAAGAAGCGCGGGTTTGACCCGAGCAATATCGCTGTTGATGGCATGGACTATCGCTGGCCGTTCCTGATCTACCGAGAGTTCATTCTCGATGAGAACGGCGGAAAGATAATCGAGTGGACAGGGCCAGAGGATTCAGACGGTTGGCGTAGCGCTGTGTTTCTGACTAACACCCGGCGTCGGTTCTCTCCGTTTGGTCCGCCGTGGTTTCTAGTGAGGAACCGCGACCGACGAGATACTAAGTGGTTCGCCCCACCCTCGGGAGGTTACAGCGCTCACTGCGAAAAGCACGACCAACCACGCTGCTCGAAGTGTCCACCAATCGAACGCGGAGACCCGCCAAAGAACCCCGGCAGTGGTAGCCCACCGAACCAGAGGATCGTATTGGTGGTAGACAAACATGACGTGCCGCTCCAAGAGTTTTGGGAGGCAGTCTATCGAGAATTCACCAGAAACCAGTAATCCACTGGAACAGTGAATAACACGACTTTGGTTTATTAGGAGGAAGAATGAATCACGAGTTTCGAGTGACTGTATACGGTCAGTCACAGTTACAGTTGGTCAGGCGAGCGACAGCAGCAGCAGATGAGTTCTTCGGACCGGGTAACTGGCGCGAAGACGCTCCTGCGTTCGTCACGATGACGGTGGGTTGGTACAAAGGCGACTACTACTTCACGGACGTGCCGGAGATCGATGAGAGGACCATCACAGGGGACACGCTATGAGCAAGATCACAAAGCAGGAACTAGAAGCCCTGGCAGATGCGTTCTATGCGTCTCAGACGGGGTACGAGCGTCAGAATTCCACGTTTGAAGAGGCGTGGCTGCATCTGACCCGCAGGTGTGTCGAGAACGCTGGAATCAAGATTAAGGACAAGAATTGATGGACGCGCAAGAACTACTAAGTAGCACGTATCTGATGCTGGCTGACGCACTAGAATATCCGGACGAACAGCGAGCAACTGCTAGTTTGGCAGACGTACTAGAAGATGCACTGCACATGATCGAACTCGGCCACCGATACCTAGACGCAGAAGATCGAGGTCTCGTGTCCAGGTGGAGTGACTGATGGGACGGCCGCGTAAGAAGGAAACCCCGTCGTGGGTGCCTGCTGGCTACACGCTGGACTACAACCCACGAGACTACCAACCGCACGTCCACGAGACGGAGCCACTGCCAGGAACCCCGGAAGGCGCTCGAATCATCTGTGCCAAGTGCGGTGCTACCCTGATTGCCAAGAACACGTACCAGGGATTCAGGTGGGTGCTGAGAGCACGCTTGAGTGAAGGAGGGATCGTCTGATGGTCACCGAAGAACTGCACATCGGAAACACTGTCCTCATCGTGACCAAGGCGTACTGTTGCCGCGAATGGACCGTCCTGGCGTACGTTCGGCTCGGTCGGTGTGGTTATTGCGGTGAAAGGCCGGTGATTCCATGACCAGGATCACCGCGCAGCATCTCACGCAGGAAAAGCGTGAAGCCTTGTTAGCGTGGTTACAAGGTGAGGGACTTGATCCTGGCGAAATCGTTGACGATGGCCGATTTTCGGTGCATAATGGCTGGATCAGCGGCAATCGGTACATTAGACACGAAGACGGCAAGTTCATCTACAACGCTCGACGGGTAGACGTGCTAAAAGTACCGTTTAAACAGAAGCAAAAGAACCCACTTCCGGAGGTACTACAAGAGTGAAGAAAACGACCGTAACTGAGTCATTTGACGAAAACGGAAAGATCGTCAAGAGGGTCACAGTGACCGAGGATGACACGTACACCCCATATTACCCAGGAGTGGGTGATTGGTGTTATCTCTGGTGTTGGCCCAAAAACAACTACATCGTCTCCTACAACGGAACGTGAGAGAAGCCCCGGTTGTTGTACCGGGGCTTTTCTCATTTGATAAACTATATCGTGCATCATTCGAGAACAAACCGAGGGGAATTGACGTGGGTCTAGAAGGAATCCCGATCTGGGGACAATGGGGAATCCTCGGACTGTCTATAGGTTTGAACATCTTTGGTGCGGTAGAATTTATTCGAGGTACTTGGACATCGCGCCGAAACCTTGACCAAGTGCAGAAGGTAGCAGACACCTACCTACACGCATGGGAAGTGTCAGAGAAGAAATGGGAAGTCGTGGGACCAACGCTGAACAACCTCGTGGTCACGTCTGACACAATCCTGCGTATTCTTGAGGCCGCACCACGACCCCCGGATCGGGAGTCATCGTGATGAGTTGGCGTCGTAACTTCAAGCGTGAGATAAAAAAGCAGCAGCATGAGGCAGACGAGGCTGTTGCTCAAGCGACGGTTAATTACATGGACGCGATGACTCTGCAATGGACTGCTGAACGTATCGCTCGCGGCCTACTGAGAATGCAAGAAGAGAATCATTTCGGTCCTAAGTTTTTCGGAGTAAATAACTGATGCGTGGCGACATGTCCTTTCAAATCATGGTAGTCCTACTCGTTTGCACAGCGGTCGTATGGTGGGTGTTCTGTTTGGCTTATCACCTTCGCAGCAAGTGGTGGAAAAACCCATATGGACGAAACCTGATGTCCGTAGGAGCGATTGTCGCTTGTCTTCATACGATGCTGGTCGCATACGTCGTAGTAGACCAGTGGACCCCTTGGCTCACAGGCACCGCTAGCGTATTGCTGTTGTGGTCCTTGTATGCGGCTGTCCGGCGAATCATCCTTATGGACCGAGCGCAGAGACACAGGGATGACCGACGCTGAGGCCATCGAATACCTCGTTATCGCGCTAGCACGCGCGCAGGGTGTTCCCGAGAGCGTCATCTGGCTACAACTAGGCCGCAAGCCTCGCTGATACGTGCTAGGCTGTATCCAAACAGATTAGGAGGCTGACCTGTGCACTCGCACTGTAGGCTATGTGAAAGAATCGACCCAGAACTGACGAATACCGCAAATGCGGATCGATTGAACGTTTCCGAAGCCACAATTCGCAGACACAAGAGGGCTTCTCGTAAGCACGAGGAAGACCTGTCGATGGTAGTCGAAGACGGGGAAGATCATTTCTTCGGCGTACCGGCTGAAATGATTACATCGCGCGGAAAGACCGTCCGATTGTGGGACGGCTCGTACGAGAAGATCACGTACAACCCGAATAAGGCTCTTGCGGCTACTGCGTTCCAGTACGACGACATCGAACGGGCTATCGAGAACTACGTTTACACGCCCGATCCACCCAAGAACCCAACCAACTCAGCGTTCATCATCAGCATGGCCGACCTACAGGTTGGTAAGGTCGATGAGAACGGCGGCACGCCAGAACTCCAAGAACGAGTCATGCGGTCGTTCCACAGAGCCGCAGAGCGAGCCAAGGAATTTGGGTGCCAGGAGATCGTGTTGATCGATGCTGGTGACATCATCGAGAACTTCTACAACACGTCCTCACAGCGCGAGACCAACGACCGGCACCTGACCGCGCAGATCAGGACGGCTAGGCGACTGTTTTGGGCCGGTATCGAGTTACTGGCTCCGATCACGAAGCGTTTGACAGTCATCTCGGTGCCCAGCAACCACGCGAGCGTCAGAGTCGGACCCAAGGCCCCCGCAGCGAGTCCGGACAACGACTTCGGTATCGACCTGAACTACGACTTGGAAGAGCGCTGTGCCGGGCGACCAGAGTTCGCGCACGTTCAGTTCTTGCGGCCTTCCAAGTTCGAGGAAGCCGTCGTTTACACAACACTAGATGGAACACACGTAGGGGTAGTACATGGGCACCAAGCGGGGGCCTGGCACAAGGTCGGAGAGTGGTGGAAGGGTCTGTCCCACGGACGACGGTCTGGATTGGACCGCGCTGATGTGCTCATTTGTGGCCATTGGCACCAGGACACCGAGTATCCTTCCGGAGATGACCGGCGTGTTTTCATCTCTCCCACGAGCGATGGAGGAAGTTCTTGGTACGCTAATCTCAAGGGCGATACAAACGGATCAGGGATGCTAACATTGGTGGTCTCTGAGGGCAGATGGTCTGACAAGAAGGTGGTCTAATGGCACTGATGGCGGTTGGTGGAGGTTTCCAACTTAATACCCCGGCAGGCTTGTCCTATCTTCGAGCACGAGTGGCCGGATTGCCAGCAGGAATTACAACTGCCACTCGATCATATTCACAACAGTTAGACTGGTACAAGAACCAAGGAAAACCCGGCTACCCAGCAATGGCCGACCATCCGGATAAGTCCAAGCACGTGTATCGCCCTAATGACAAGAAAGATCAAGGCGGTCGCGCGTTGGATTTACCAAAGGGAGGCCCCCGTGAATGGATGACCAAGAACGGTCATAAGTATGGCTGGTTTCTGAGAATTAAGTCTGAGCCGTGGCACTTTGAATACGAAGAGTGGAACGATCCAAGCAGGAACACCAATCAAGGAGATGATGAATTGTCAGCAGCAGATGTAGCAGCCATCACCAAGCATATTGATACCCGGTTGGGGATCACTGAGAAGGCTCCTAATCTACCACGAGTTCTTTTTGGTCCAGATGCTTACTATCGGGTACCTAACCCGGTTAAGCCTGGCGAGTATTTCTCGGTTATCGATGCCCTGAAGGTTCTGATTGATTACGTCGTTCGAGATTTTGTCGTTGATTCGGAAACTCGTGGTGCTGTTCTGAGCCTGACTAATAATCCAAGTCTGGATGTAGATGAAGCGGCCTTGGCTGCTGCCCTCGCACCGCTCATTCTTGAGTCAACTTCGTTGTTGTCTGACGAGAACTTGGAACGTCTTGCAAAGGCAGTCAATGATGAATCAGAGCGTAGACTTCGGGCTCGTCTCGAAGAGTCAGTCTGATAGACTGGAACAGTAACCAACACCAAGGAGGTTTGTGTATGACGTTTACCCTAGACGGAGCGGCTGTTATTCAGTTGCTCGTTGCGACGATTCTACCGATTATGGTGGGCCTGGTCACCACGCGCGTGACCTCGGCTGGCCGTAAGGCTTGGCTCCTAGCGGCTCTGTCTTTGGTTACCTCAGTGCTCGTGGAGTGGGGTAGCGCGCTGAACGCCAAGGAGACATTCGATATCGGTATTGCTCTCATCGCGGCTATCCCTACGTTTGCTGTTTCCGTGGCTACGCACTACGGCCTCTGGAAGCCAACGGGTGTTTCTGGTGCAGCCCAGGATACGTTGAGGAAGTCGCCCTGATAAGGCGGTGATCCATATCTCAGAAAGAGCCTCGGTCAAAAAGACCGGGGCTCTTTTTGGTGTGGTAAAGTGCATTCATGGAGATTAAAGACTTGATTGAGAAATGGCAAGAGGCAATCGACACTGAAGATGACTGGACGGTAAAGAATCTTGCCCAGGAATTCATTGATGATCTTAAGGACTTGACACGTGGCAAGTAAGGAACTGGAACTCCTCGATCTCCGATTGCTTCAGGCTGCCGCAAACGGGTACTCCCCAGACGAGATGTCGCGGAAGTACCCGAGCGTAACGCCCGCAGAAGCGGCTGTGCGGGTCAAGGAAATGCTCGCCTCACGGGACATCTGGGATGAGGTCGAGAAGCAGCAATTGCTTCTGCACAGTGCGTACGCCGTCAAGGAGAAGATGGAAGCACTTCTCGATGACCTCGACTTGCTGGATGACGTTCCGAAGCACATTGACGTTTACGTGAAGTTGCTCAAGACGATGGACGGCATTCTTGAGAAGCGCACCAAGTTGACTGAGGCCGAGATGGAACAGATCACGCGGGCGCACGCTAAGGCAATGATGGGCATGATCGAGGCTGGCTACCAGCGAGCCCGTGACCTGCTCGCGCAGGAGTACCCGATGGTTGACCTCCTAGAGATCGACGCTGCGTTCAACGAGGGGATGAAGCAAGCGTCATACGCCCAGGAAGAGGACGACTAATGGCTAACTTCCTCCCTAAAGTCGCGGAGATCGTGGCGGAGGAAGTTGAACGTAAGGGAAAGTCCGCATCTTACTTCAACGACCCCGTAGCGTGGGCCGACTACATGCTTGGAGTACGTCTATGGTCCAAGCAGCGCGAGATCGCGCGTTCGGTCGTTGAGAACAAGTCCGTCGCCGTCAAGGCGGGCCACGGCGTCGGGAAGTCATTTTTGGTTGCCGTGCTCATCTGCTGGTGGATCGACACACGCTATCCCAACGCCTTCGTCGCCTCCACTGCCCCGAGTACCGCTCAGATCAACGCTATCGTCTGGCGTGAGGTTCGTAAACTCAAGAGCCTCGTGTCCAAGCGGTACAAAGAAGGGTTGGTCGATCACGAACTTCCCGGTTACATCACCGCTGACGCTCAATGGAAGACAGATGGCGGGGCGATTCTCGGGTTCGGTCGTAAGCCGCCGGACAACAAGGAAGACGACTCCTTCCAGGGTATCCACGACGCCGCTGTGCTCGCGGTCGGTGATGAGGCTGTCGGGCTCAACGCGGACTTGATCGAAGCACTGTCGAACATTACGTCGAACGAAGGCTCTCGACGTATCCTCATCGCCAACCCGACCAACCCCGGCTCCTACTTCGCCAAGATTTTCCGGGAAGACCTCGGGTGGGTCTGTCACACCATCTCCGTACTCGACTCTCCGAACTTCACGGATGAGAAGTACGAGATGCCGCCAGAGGCTCTGGAACGACTCACCGGCCCTACGTATGTCGAAGACAAGAAGAAAGAGTTTGGCGAGAATTCCGCTCGATTCAAGGCTCGTGTTCTTGGTGAGTTCGCCAACGATGACGACTACACGCTCATCACACAAGATATTGTGGAAAAAGCGAAGGCTTGTGAGATCAAGCCTGACCTAGAAAAGCGGCCTGTCCTTGGTGTTGACGTAGCCCGGATGGGTACGGACAAGAGTGTTGTCTACGAGAACAACAACGGTTGTATCCGATACGTGGACTCGTGGGGAAAGACCGAGACAACAGAGACCGCCACAAGGGTTCACCGACTTGCGCTCGATAAGGGTGCAGAGATCGTATACGTAGACTCTGATGGTGTCGGTGGCGGCGTCAAGGACCAACTGGTGCTGCTCTCGAACGGCCTCTACACGGTAGTCGAGGTACACGGCTCCGGGGCGAGTCCTGACCGGCGTCAGTGGCACAACTTCCGCGCGTTTATGTGGGACTACTTCAGACTCCGCATGGCGCAGGGGCTGATCGACATTGATCCAGAGGACGAAAGCCTGCAAGATGAATTGATGGGTCCGCGTTACTCGTTCAACAAGCAATCCGGTGGTCTCGTGATCGAGTCCAAGGAAGAGATGAACGACCGTGGCTTGAAGTCTCCTGACCACGCGGACGCTGCAATTTACTCGTCGCTCAACATCGATTTGGACGATCCGCTGCTTGGATTGAACAAAGGCGATAAAATTAGAATGTCACCAGAGGAAGTCATGGTGAATGTACCTCATTACTTCACCATTATGCGCCAACTATGATAAGGTCTTGATATGGTAAATGCCACTACTGCGGAACGTTTAGTCAATGATTTCCGCGCTGCTGTGCAGGAGATTGAATTCCTGAAGGAGTCTATGGACCGGCGGGTTCTCGACATCGAGGACATCGGTTGGATTCCGCTTAACGGCAAGTCCCCGGATGATACAGGTCTGTCTCTAGAGGCTTTGCGGGACCACATCTCCGAGAAGTTGCGCGATGCTGCTGCTGTTAACCCACTGCATGTTCGGGGCGCTCAATTGCGCCACTCGTACGTGTTCGGGCGAGGTATCAACTTCACTGATATCGAAGAGAAGACGCAGAAAATCATCGACAACCCGTACAACCGAGAGAAGTTGTTCTCGGTTCAGGCGTACGAGACCAACAACCTCGCGTTATTCACTGACGGCAACCTGTTTGTCATTCGGGACGAGAAAACCAACATCTTTACTGTTGTCCCGATCAGCCAGATTTATGCCGACATTACAGACCCAGACGACCCGTCGAAAGTTCGATACTTCCTGCGTCAGTGGAATGACGGTAAGGAGACGCGCAAGCGTTGGTACCCGATTGCTCGATACAAGAAGACGATTGTCGGAAGGGGACGACGGGGTGCGGGCCTACCGGAAACGATCACGGTTGGTAATGAAAAGGTGCCTGTGGCGCAGAACGCCGTCATGTACCACCACACCACGAAGCGACAGGCCGGGTGGACCTATGGAGTGCCGGACTCATTGGCCGCTGCCGTGTGGTCGGTGGCATACACGAACTACCTGACTGACAACGCTCAGTTGGTCAAGGCCCTGTCTCAGTTGGCATGGGCTGTTACAACGTCTACGAAGTCGGGACAGAGCAACGCCGCGATTCAGGTGGCTACTCAGACGGGCATCGGTGGCACAGCGGTTATGGGCAGCGGAAACCAGTTGTCCAGCGTCGGTGTTCCCAGCGCGCAAGTTGACTTCAACAACGGGCAGCCTCTTGCTGCTCTCGTAGCCGCGTCTTTCGGTGTTCCGGTCATCGCTCTGCTGTCGTCTCCTGGCGCTACTGGTGGTTCCTACGGCGCTGCACAGACGCTCGATGAGCCGACCCTGAACGGCATGAAGGCAATTCAGGACTCGTGGAAGTTGTTCTACGAGGAAATCCTCGCGGACATCGGTTCGCCCAATGGACGTGCATCATTCCCGAACATCACGCAAGACCCGACCTACCGGAACCAGGCGTCTCTCAGTTTGGCTTACGAGACCGGCGCTCTCCACCAGGACGAGTACCGCGATACGGTTCTGGAAATCCTCGATGTGCAGAAGAAGCACCAAGAACTTCCTGAGTCACCGGCTGCTCGTGAAGAGCGACTTGCCAAGTCAGTAGCGGCGCAAGGTAATACCGGCGCTGTGCCCGGAGGAACGAATCAGGGTGTTACGAACCATGACGACGATGCCAGCAGAGAATCGTGATAAAATGCATAGGATGAATGGGGTAATTTGATGAGCCGTCGTTTATATGAGGCTGGTGGCACTAAGCCACAGTCCAAAGGTAATGGCATCTTTGATGTTTGCATCATCAAGTCCGGATGGGGTTCCTCGGGTTACTACAGTCCGCAGTTGCTAGAGGCAGCCACGACCGCTCAGACGTTCCGACCTGGGCGCCCATCATTTGCCAACCACCCGACCGAAGAAGAATTTGCTAACGGCAGGGATATCACCAAAATCATGGGGCGACTTATTTCAGAGCCCGAAGTTCGTGAGAGTGAAGATGGTGAAGGCGTCGAACTATGGGCGCAGATGAAGGTCAATGAGAAGTGGATTGACTTCGTTGAGGAGTACAAGGACACCATTGGCCTATCGATCTTCGCCAGCGGTGAGGTCAGCGAGGGAGAAGCCGAAGGCCGCAAGGGCTACATCGTTGAATCCTTCGACCCGAACGACCCGTATACGAGCGTTGACTTTGTTGTGGCCGCTGGTGCTGGTGGCAAGGTCGGTCGGATGCTTGAGAGTTTCAAGGCCGTCGAAGCACTAGCCAATGACCGCCGCGAGCAATTGTCTGCGCTTGTGCATGACACTCATGGAGCGGAAAAGAAGTACGTTTGGGTTCGTGACTTCGATGAAAATGAAAACGTAGTATACTTTGATGTAAGTACTGATGGTGATTTCGGCATTTTCCGTCAAGCCTATTCTGTTTTAGATGATGTGGCTGTGGAACTGCTTGGAGAGCCAGAAGAAGTCCGAGTAGAAACTACATATGTAAGCGTCCGTCAGACGACGGAATCGGTGAATACCGAAAGTAACAAGGAGAATGGAATGGCACTAGAGGCCGACGACATCAAGGCGGTTGCTGAGGCTACTGCTGCTGCTGTTATTGAAGCCCTCAAGCCGGTTCCTTCTGCCGACGAAGAGACGGACAGCCACGACGTGGCTGCTGTCGCGGAGGCCGTCGCTACGTCGGGCCTTCCTAAGTCTGCACGGGAGCGGGTTTATGAGGGTCTAAAGGTCGAGGGCGCTGATGTTAACGCGCTGATCGAGGCCGAGAAGAAGTACATCGAGGAACTAAAGGCGGACACCCCTGCTGACGAAGACCTTGGTCGAGTTCGTGAGGGTTCTGCTGCAACAACCGACTTCCGTGTAAGTGGATGGTGAGAAAGTAATGGCACTTAACCTTGTTTACCGTGGCGACCCTCGCAAGAACCGCGAGCGCGTTGTCCCAGAGGGCACTGTTTCTGGTGACCCGCTACTTCTTGATGACGGTCCAGCCGTTGCGCTGACCTCTCGCGGTGACGCTACCAAGTCGTTCACGACTCCGCAGGGCTACACACTCTCCGGTGTTGAGAGTGGCGGCGTTGGTAACGCAGCCAACTCAGCGACCGTCGCTTTCGACGGCACGTACGAGTTCTCGGGTGTTGTTTCGTCCGGTACGACTCCGGCTCCTACTAGCACTCCGCAGAGCACGGCGGTCTACATCACGTCTGATGGCGATCTAACTCTGACGTCAACCGACAACACGTTGTTCGGTCACGTTGACTACCCGCCTGACTATCACAAGGTTGCGGGCACTCTCCCCATCCGAATTGGAGCATGATAACGATGAGTAAGGAATTCAAGGACTGGTTCACCCTTGACGGTCGGCTCACGCCGCCAGCGGGTGTAACCAAGCGCAAGGTCGAGGCCGTGCGTGAACTAGTCGAGAAGGCTCTTCGGGGCAACCGGATTGCTGCGGGGACGCTTCAGGAAGCGGTAACGACTTCGGACGCATCGCTCAACCTCGCGTACCTCGTCAACCTCAACGTGCTCCCGCAGTACGACGAGGCTCCCCGAGTCTGGACCCAGATTGCCGGTACCCGGCCTGTTTCCGACTTCCGCCCCGCTGTGCTGTACAGCCTCGTGGGGCAGTGGGAAGACGGCGTTCTCGGTGACGGTTCTCCGCGCCACGTTGCTCCTACCGTTCCGGAAGGCGCTCCGTACCCTTACAGCGTGATGGCTGGTGAGGAGTCGGCTAGCGAGGGCATCAAGAAGCGCGGTTTCAAGACTGCGTTCACGTTCGAGGCGTTCATCAACGACGCCATCGGGTTCCTCCGGAACCTCCCGAACGAGATGCTTCAGGTCGCTCTTGACACCGAGGAGTACGAGGTCTTCACGGCTCTCATCAACGGTGTTGGCGCTGACCAGCAGTTGGACGCGGACACCAACCCTGACGGCACGACTGTTGTGGCGAACGCACCGCTTTCGCGCGAGGCTCTGATTGCGGCTAAGGCGCAGGTTGCTGCTCGAACCATCAACGGTCGCCCGATTCAGGTGACCGGTGGCTGGAAGTTGATTGTTCCGGTTGGTCGTAAGACTTACGCAGACTTCATCCTGAACACGTCTCTCGCACAGATTCAGGACGGTAGCCTTTCGTTCGTCGCTACGGGGTACAACCCACTCAGCGACATCACTGCTATTGAGTCCGAGTACGTCACGGGCGATGCGTGGTACCTCGTTCCTGTTCCTGGCGCTACCCGGCGTCCAGTGCTTGAGCGTCTTCAGTTGATCGGTCACGAGGCCCCTGAACTCCGAGTTCAGAACCTTACCGGTTCCTACGTTGGTGGCGGTGCGGTCAGCCCGTTCGAGGGTGACTTCGACACCGACTCCGCTGAGTTCCGTATCCGTCTCATCGGTAACGGTACGCTGTGGACCAAGGACGCGGTTGTTTGGTCCGACGGGTCAGGTGACTGATAATGGCAGCCCCCCGTCCAGTTAGCCTGACGGCTGCTGCGACTGCCCCCCACAACCACGAGCCTGAACCGCTCGTGGTTGTGGGTGGGGTGCCCGCTGAGAGTCTACCCGTGGCTACGACTTCGGTCGCTGGCATCGCGGTTCTTCCGACTCCCGAGGACTTCATTGCAGACCCGACAGGCGGAGAGACAGAAGATGCTGAGGCAAGGGCTGCTATTGCGGCGATTCTAGACCTCCTCATTGCGCAGGGGCTCATGGCTTCTGAGGCTTCTGAGTAACACAAGGTAATTCGCTACCAAGAAAAGGTCCGCTCCGGCGGGCCTTTTCTGTGTTAAAATGATTCTGCGCGGTGTATTGCCTCCTTCCTCCCGAGCCGCGCTAGCGGGCCGGTTGTAGCGTTCCTCCCTACGCTCCCGGCCCGCTTTTGTACGCTAGAATAGGACTGTAGAAAAGAGGCTTGCTATGGCTATTGTAGACGACATTCGTTTGCTCATTCCCGACCTCGGAACAGACGAGGATCAAATCTTTAGCGACGAACAAATTGCGTCGTTCGCTGCCCTGGGGGGAGACGACCCATTCGTTTCGACAGCACTTGCACTCGATGTTATTGCCACCAACGAGGCATTGACATACAAGTACGTCAAGACCGATGACCTGACTGTTGATGGTGTCAAGCCAGCCGCGCTCATCATGGAGCGTGCGCGACAGATGCGACAGATGGCTCTTGATGCTGTAAACGACGAGTTCGAGATCGTCTTCCCACCGACGACAACGCTCACGCCACCACCTGAAGCCGCACCTTGGGACTACGTATGAGCCTGGGCGTGACACGACCGCTGTTTACACAGAAGTGGGTGGACGGACTCAGGGCTTCTGCTGAATCTGCAATGGTGGCTGAGGTCTCGATCTACACCGTGGTGGGAGAGCCGCAGTATGACCCTGACACTGACTCATGGACTGCGGAGACCACGACATACTACTCCGGTAAGGCCCGCGTGCAACCGATCCGCTCAGTGTTGACTGCTGAGGCTCCGGGGAACACGTCCACAGTACAAGGCGTTCGAATTCAGATTCCAATCTCGGCATTCGCTGACGATTTCCGGCCAGGGATGCAGGTTGCGGTTACGTCGTCCCCACTGAACGCGACACTCACAGAGTTCGAGTACCATCTCAGCGGTGTCGTGGATTCGTCCAACCCGTTCGAGCGAACCCTTGAGGCGAAGGTCAACCAGGAGACGGTTCGTTCTCCATACGTAGTTACACCAGACGATCCAGAAGAGCCAGAAGAGCCAGTTGACCCTGAAGAACCGGGGGATGGCGATGGCTAGAGTCAGTTGGCGGGGCGATCTGAGGCGACTCCGAATGAGGATTGAGAACCTTCCACAAGAGAAGTTGGATCAGGCTGCTCAGATCATGGAAGAAGTCACGGACGAGGGCGCAGACCTGATGCGGCAGTACATTCGCACGCGAGGCATTGCCTCGGACGGGAGGGGAGGCATTAAGAAGGGCCGTATCGAGACCGGGACCATGCTAGACGAAGTTGAGTCCGCTGTGCACAGGAACCCGAAGTCCGTTCGTGGAGAGTTCGGATGGGGTGTTGCTGGTGGTCGGTACGAGAAGTATTTTGACTACCAGGAAAACGGTTTCCGGCATTGGCTTAGTGGGAAGAACATACCACCGATGCACGCGATGCTCGATGCTTTTATCAAGATGCGGATCAAGTTCTTCGCTCGAATGAGAAGTGAGATGGGTGCGGGTTCACGATGATTGATACGACACAGACCGAAGAGGACATCCTCGACCAGATCAAGACAGTTCTCCCGCGTGTGTACGTGAGCGAGGTTCCGGACAACGTTGACCCCGGTGATCCATACATTGTGGTTTATTTCGGTGACCCAATTCGGATTGCAACCGACCATCACGTAGAAAACGTACGTCACGATACGATGATCGGTTATTTCACGGTGCAGGTGATTTCTAAGACGGACAAGGCGGCTAGGGACATCAAGAACCGTGTCAAAAGCGCTCTCGTAGGGTTCCGTCCGTACGATAGCGGCGCGATTGTTGCTGAGGGTGGTGTCTCTCGGTCCCGAAGTGCAACCGAGTCAGTTCCGAAGATGTACTACCGGGAGAATGGCTATTCATATCTCACCAATATGATCCCGGATTAAATGAAAGGACATGGTAAACTATACCTATGGCTACCGAATTCGAGTGGTTCCGCAGCACTGCGACGGGCAAGGTCGGTAAGTATCCTGCGCGATTTGCGTCCCGACCAACGTTTGAGCGTATCGGGCGCGAAGAGGCGGAATGTCTTGACTGTCTACCACCGGTCGAGACTGTGGACGAAAACGAACTAACCGACTCTTCATACGAATACGAGTATGAGGACGAACTAGAAACAGAGGAAATCTAATGGCATTTGAGAAGGTGCTGCGGGGTAACGTTACGATTCTGTTGGCTTATCCGCAGGCGTTTGCTGATCCAACGGCTCCTACGTCCACTGAGTTGAACGACCAGTTCGCGTACACCAGCAATGAAGACGCAATGGTCTTCAACGTGTCCTGTGCGATTCTTGATGACTACACGCTAAACATGACGGATTCCGACACGGATGACTCGATGAGCATCTGCGACATCGGCAACGTATCAAACCCGACGTTCCAGAACTATGAGGGCTCTCTTGATGGCTTCCGGGACAAGGACGTTGACGACAACGGGGTATTCAACCTGTTCCGAGACCTTACCCTGGGTCCAGACCGCGAGTTCTACGTCATCAAGCGAATCGGCCACGCATCGACTGACGCATTTGCTGCGGGTCAGACAATCTCGATGTACGGCTTCAACACCGACTTCCCGGTTGACTTGGTTGAAGACAACGCAATGTTGAAGCACGGTGCTCGCTTCAAGCCGAACGGGAATCTTAACATCAACTACGAATTGGCTGCGTGATATAAATGGCTGACGAGAAGGTTACTTCAAACGGTAACGTTGACATCTGGATTATCCCCAAGGCTGACGTAGCCGACTATCGCTCCCCTACCGAAACTGAGATCAACACCTACGGCACTCGGGTCACCCCCGCTATCGCCTGGGATGGCACCACATGGCCCGGTAACACCGAGTCAAACGACGTGGACGACCGTTCCCTAGAGGATCGCGGCAATGCCACCAGCCGTGGTTTTGCACAGTTCGAGGGTACGCTGGCGTTCTTCCGTCCGAAGTGGGACGACACGAGTTCCGAGGCTGCTGAGGCTTGGAACTTGCTCAAGACCCCGCGCGTCCCTGTCATCGTCGTTACGCGGGTTCTACAGCGCACTACGGGCGTCGCAACTCCTGCCGCTGCTGGCGACTGGATCAGTGTCTACGAGTTCATCACGGACACGGTGAACGACGACACTGAGGGCGAAGACTCCGTTAAGTTCGTTGTAGGGCTCATGCCGCAGGGTAACCTTGCGGTCAACACTCAGGTCAAGAACGCTACTGCTGTTACCATCGCTCCGCTCACTCTGGCTCTGGATGTTGGTGACCACGGTGTTGTCAAGGCAACCCTTGGTGGTCACCGCGCTACACAAGTCGTTGAGTGGTCGTCCAGCGATGAGTCCGTTGCCACCGTTTCGTCCAACGGTGTCGTGACTGCTGTTGGCGCGGGTACGGCCAACATCACCGCGACGCACGATGCCGCAACCGGTGCAACGACCCCGTGCGTGGTTACTGTAACCGCCTAATATTAGCCACAGAGAAAGCCCCTGGTGAAGTCACCGGGGGCTTTTTCATGGTATGATGAATTGACATTTTCCAAGGAGGAAACAAGACATGAGCAATCCTGTTGAACTAATCGAGAAGGCTACCGAAAAGGGCACCTTCAGCATTCTCGACGCTGCTAAGGGTATTGGTTACCCGAAGGACACGGTTGACGTTTACACTGACATCGAGGCTGCGTACCTCATCAAGCACTACAACACGCAGGCTGCGAATGAACTCGACCCCGAAAAGGTCGATGAGATTGCTGCCAAGGTGGACGAACTCAAGCAGCGCATCAAGGACAGCGCCTACACGTTCCACCTTCGCGGTTACGCGCCAGAGGTCGTCAAGGCAATCAACGACGAAGCCCGTGCCAAGTTCGACGTAGAAGACACCAGCGACGGTGACGCGGCTGTATGGTGCAACTACAAGTACGTCGCTGAGGCTATCCAGTTGGTGACCCGCCCTGACGGTGCAGAAGACCACACTCACTGGACCCCGGAAAAGGTAGAGGAACTGGCGTACATCTTGCCAGACGGCGAGTTCGACAAGATTACTTTGAAGGTGTCCGAACTCGTTTTCACCGCAGCGTACTTCGATCAGGTAGTTGACGCGGATTTTTAGTCGAGGTACTGACCTGGCCCGCGAACAGGTACCTCATCACAAAGATCAAGGCGTCGATCACTGCGGGGATTCGTCCGTGCGCCATGCTGTTCTACGAGCAGCCGACTGATCCGTGGATTCCTTTCGATTTCAAGTTGCTTGAAGCATACCAAAGGCTACAGGACGAGATTTGCCCCAAGTGTGGGCATCCAGTCTGGCTGTGCAGAAGCACAAGCAACCGAGTGCAGTTCCGCGTCAGAGAAGCCTATTGTGCAGCCGAGCGTGCCCTGAAAGAAAAGGAGAATCAGGGCAACAAAAAGGTGAAGGCGTCTGAAAAGAAAGAGTGGGGTAGGTATTACTACACCGAACCATATGTCCCCGAAACCATTGGTGGTGAATTGCCGTCAAGACGGGAATACTACGAGGAATTAGCAAAGCAACACTGATAAAATGGTGTAGTGAACTTAGGAGCGTGGAATGTCTGACGAAATGAAGGTCAAGGCGACACTTGACTTTGATGTGAGGGATTCTCCGCGCCAGGCGAACCAACTCGTTAATGCGATCACAAAGATTGATCCGGCAACGGTTAAGGCTGTCGGTGTTCTGAGCCGACTAGAAAAGCAGGCTGTTGCTGTTGCCCGCGCAGCGGAGCGGGCAGCAGGCCAGTACAAGAACCTCGCAGGTGAACTTGCGCGTGTAAAGAAAGAAAACGCGCGGCTGCTCTCTGCACAGGCGGGGGCTGCTTCTACCCCAGCGTTGACGCTCGGGACAAAGAAGACAAACTTGCTGCCTGTTGCGCAGAAGATTTCTCAAGACGCAGCATACCGCACCTACACAACGAACATCGCAGTTGCGCAGTCTGCACGAGAATCACAGCGCCTTATCGACAAGCAGATAAACAGCCTGTCGAATCAGCGGTATGCGCTTTATGACGTAGCCCGCACGTGGACCGTTGTCTCTGCGGCCATCCTTGGAACTGCCGGTGCTGCCGTCAAGTTGTCCATCGACTACCAGCGGAACTTTGCTAACGTCGCACGTACAACTGGTGTTGTGGGGCAGGCTGCGCAAGACCTGAAGCGCGACCTCGTAGACCTCACTACCGCGATCCCCGAGGACTTCGCGGCCATTACTGAGATCGCCGCACTTGGTGGTCAGTTGAACATTGCTGCCGAGGGCATCGAGGACTTCACGAGCGTTACCGCGCGTCTTACCGCAACCACAAACCTCTCTGCGGAGGCAGCCGGTACAGCGCTCGGTCGATTCCAGGCACTCCTTGACGTCCCGAGTTCCGAGTTCGAGAACCTGGCTTCGTCAATCCTCAAGGTCGGCGTTAACTCGGTTGCTACCGAGACACAGATTGTCAACATCGCCACCCAGATTTCATCGATGGGCTCCTTTGCTGGTTTAACGGCAGATCAGGTCATCGGTCTGTCTGGTGCTCTAGCGTCTGTCGGTGGTCAACCAGAACTCTCTCGTGGTACTATCACCCGTACGTTCACCCGGATGTCAGCGGCTATTGCTGACGGAGGCGAGAAGTTAGAGAAGTTTGCTGCGGTATCTGGCGTATCTGCGGAACAGTTCCGACAGGCGTGGGGTACGGAAAACTTCGCTGCCGTATTCCAGAACTTCCTCCGAAACCTTGGTGAAGACGGGGACCAGGCGGTTGCGGTTCTACATGAACTCGGCATCACATCTGTTCGGGATGTTCCGTTGCTTCTCCGTCTTGCTGGTGCTACCGAGGTAGTCAGCGCTGCATTCCGCGATGCCGAGACGGGATACCGGGACGCGACTGAACTGAGCGAGCAGTACGGCGTCGTGGCCGAGACTGTCGCGGCCAAGTTGACCGTTCTCGGGAACACGATCAAGGCTATCGCGGAATCTGTTGGCGGCGAAGCGATGGGTCCGTTCGGTCAATTGCTGGACGTTGTGCAGAACGTCGCTGAGGCACTTCTGGTCCTGTCTCGTAATCCAATCGCTCAGTTCTTCCTGGGCACTGCTGGTGCCGTTGCCGTTCTCGTGGGTGCTCTGCTCGGCTATCGAGCATTGCAGGCTCTAATGACTGCCTCTCTTTATGCGATGGTGACAGCGCACAAGACACTGAGTTCTGAGACATCTGAGTATCAAGTTAAGGTGCGCAGTCTAACAGGCGCGATGGCCGCAAACATCCTTGGTCTTCAGCGCGCCGCTGCGGCTCAAAAGGCTTACAACCTTGCTATTGCTGAGGGGCAAGGTCGAATGGCTGCCTACGTGGCTGGTACAAAGGCTGCTATTACTGGTACAAACAGTTTGGCATCTGCCGGAAAGGTAGCCTCTAAGGCATTTCTGTGGACTGCCGTGCTGTCAGTCGGCATTGGTCTCTTGAGCAATTTCGTCAACAAGAGCCAAGAGGCTGCTGCTGCTGTTGACACGTACTCGGCTTCTCTAGACCAAAACACGGCTGCAATTACCGCAAACACACGGGCTCATGTTGTTTCTGAACTATGGGACGAGGGCGTTGTCCAGAAAGCACGCTCTATTGGGATTTCCGTCCACGAGTTGACAGACGCTATCCTGGGAGAAGGTTCTGCTGCTTATGATCTTCAGCAGAGATACCAGGAACTTCTTGCTACTCTTCGACCTCTAGAAGAGCAGTGGTTGCAAACACGTGACGCTTCAGCCCAAGATGCCTTCTGGGACGCCAGCGAGAAAGCAGAGATTTTCGCCGAGGTTCTTCGTGTTGTTGGCGTTAAGTCGGACGCTGTTTCTGACGCCCAAGCACGTCAGAAGGCCATTATTGAAGCCGGTGGTGCTGCTGCGGAAGATGCAGCATCTGGGGGTTTTGATGAACTCTTAACCAAGTTGCAAGACACCGTTGATGCCTCGTTCGAGGAAATCAATGCCGCCGTTGGATTGCAAAACGCACTGTACGGTCTGGGTCAATCTCTCGCAGAGAACGGTACTTCTTTCGACGTGTTCTCTGTTGGTGGTCGTGCCAACATGGAAGCATTGCAGAAGACGATCTCTGCAATGGTCGCGGCTTCAGCCGGTGACTCGGCTACTTTGGCTTCTCTTCTTGCTGGCCTTATGCAGCAGTTGTCTGCCTATGGCGTCAACGCGGTTAATGAATTGGCTTTTGTCCAAGCCATGATTAACGAACTTACTGGTGGTAAGGGACTTGCTGGCGTAGACTATGCTGCTCGACTTGCTGGTAATGGGCTGTCCCAGGGCTTCTCTGCTGGTGCTGCCAAGGCTGGTCGATCAGCGGGCCGCGCTTCAAAGGAAATCAAGACCCTCACCGACTATGTGAGAGACCTTGAGGGTGTGTTCACTGCTGCCTTTGACTTCAGGTTTGGCCTTGGCAACGCTCTCGATGATGTTGCCGATGCATGGCAGGCGCTCCGTGACAACTCCGAGGAAGCCGCTCAGGGCGTCCGTGACGCTCTTCAGGCTATCCGGGAAGCAGACGCCGAGATTCGTGGCCTGAACGCCGCGCAAACGACTCTAGAGTACCAACTACGGGTTGCTCAAGAGTACGGCGACGTTCTGCGCACGAATGAAATCCTCGCAGAGATGGCCGAGAATCAGGCCAAGTTGAGTGAGGCAGAGAACGACCGCGCTGATGCCCAGAAGGACTTGCGCAAGGCGCAGGACGGCATGGCTAAGTCTCTCGACGGTGGCACCGAGGCGTCACGCGAACAGCGCGATCTCGTTGAGTCACTGCTGAAGGCGTACGCTGCACAGGTGTCTGCTCTCGCCAATACCGGCGCGAGCCAGGCGGACCTCACGCGAAAGACCGCAGAGTTGCGGGCTGAGTTCGTTCGGCAGATGACTCAATTGGGTTACAACTCAACCGAGGTTGAGGGCTACGCTCGGGCGTTCGATGACCTTACGTATGCTATTCAGCGCGTTCCCCGGAAAATCAACGTCTCGGCCAACACCGACCCCGCTGTGCGTGCGGTCGAGGAGTTCTTGGCAAAGGTACGTAGTTCATCGGCTAGCGTCAATGTCGGAGCGAAAATCCCTGCATCCACCTACAATGAGGGTTTTAACGCAGGCACCCTGTACGGAAAGGGTTGGGTTGACGCAGTTGCCAAGCAGCGCCGCTTGATCGTACAGAATGATGCCAGTGTCCCCTATGGAAAGCGGTACTCCGTTGACGGCGGTAAGACGTGGTTCTTGAACAAGGGTGGATACGTCAATCCGGCGTACCTCGCTAGCGGCGGTATTCCGGGGTTGCACCCCGGTGGCCCGAAGGGTAGCGACACCGTTCCTGCCTGGCTCACACCCAAGGAATACGTCGTCAATTCACGTGCGACCGACTACTACGGCCTGCCATTTATGAATGCGCTCAACAACATGCAAGTGCCTAAGTATTTGGCCGCTGGTGGTCCGGCGTCAGGTGGTTCGGTGAACCGTGTCCCCACTGTGCAACTCGTGGAACTACTTCCGACACAGATCAAGCAACTGGCTGATGCGGTTTCCGTTAGAATTAGTTTGGACGGAAAGGAAATCGCTAACTCTGTGAACAAAACGAATTACAACTCTACCACTAGAGGGTCTAACTGATGAGCGACAAGAGAATGTATTTCGGCACCAAAGAACGCATGACATGGATTCCCATGCCTGCGATCAATGCTGACTTGTCTAAGGCCCGTTGGTCCTCTGAGGGCGTGTTCCTGAACGGTGGTGCCTTTGTTCAGAGATCGCAAGCCGCTCACATGAAGTACGTCTTCTCATGGAACCTCGCACCGCACGAGGATATTTATGAGATTGCAGATTATGACGATGGTGTATACGGAAAAGACCTTCTGTATTTCCTTGATCCATTTTCTAGTCGGGTAAACGTCTTACCTCAGTTCTGGGCAGCACCAAGACTACAGGCAGAGGATGCTCCCTCTGTAGTAAAGAACGTCAGTCCTTCTCTGGTGCCCACAGCAGCGAATAACTTCTCTTACCCGACGAAAAGCGCCGTGTTTGAACTGACTTCTGGCGATGAGTTCAGATCACTATGGATTCCGATTCCGCCTGGGCATACCTTTCATTTCGGTGTGCACGGCAATGCTACCGGAACAGCGGCTGTTACGATTCAACCGGACGGCGACTCGGCTTCAGACGTTACTCCTCTATCGGTTACGACAGCAACTTTAACTAATACAACAGTCGAAGGGCCGGGCGGTGTAACAATTTCTGTTGGTGGTGAAGGATTACTTACATTGGCAGGACTGGTGGGCAAGGTTCTACCGACAGGAATGCCTGCTCCTACCGGTCGATTCTTTGGTGGTCGTGGGCACAGTGGGTGTCGCTTCTCTGGAAACGGTCTGTCCATTACCGGGTATTCTGCCCCTGAAGGAATTGATAAGATCGGTGCAACGGGCACGTTGGTCGAGACCGGAGCGTGGGAGCAGTGAAGGCTCTTGAGATTACTGTTAGGGACAAGGTTCTTCACAACATCGCCAACTTCTCCGTTCAGGAGGATGCAACCCCCATTGATCCGAGTAGTTCGTTCGGGGGCGTTGGTCAGATCACTTTCGATACGCTTGAAGATGAGGATAGCCGTCGTCTCATTGGCAATCTTACGCTCGTTGACGGCTCTCGCGGCAAGACTTCAGGTTCAGTAAAGAGCATTTCAGGAAACAACGGGAGTCTTTCCGTTGTTGCCGACAGCATCTTAGGTCTGTTCAACGTAGATCGGACAGTTCCCCCATACCGAGGGACGCTTTCTGACGCGATCAATTACTACTGCGACTTCGTTGGCATTCCGAACGGAGTTACGATTGACTCGGAGATCGCTTCCCGCGCGGTCGTCTACCCTGGATGGAAAGGAAACGTCTGGGTCGGAATCAAGCAGATTCTCGCTAAAGAACAAATCGAGATGGCCTTGGTGTTTGACCGAATCTACGTTCGTCCGCTTCGCAAATTGGTAGCCCATCTCGACCGATCCACGGATGAATCTTTCAGCATCGAAGGGTCCAATGCTGCACGCTCCATCGACATTTCGTACTATAACCACGAGTACGGGACGCAGAAGGAAGTATACCCGCTGACACTTGATGACGCCACGATTTTCCAAGTGGACGCGGGAGAAACCATTGTTTTTCAGGAACAACTAAATGCAAGTTTGTTCTCGGTAAACCAACCCGTTGTGCAAGATTGGGTTGACGATGACCGGTACGACGGCACTAATGGTGTTTACTCTGTCGTTGGAAATGACGGTCTACCGATTACGGCTGCACAGTGGACCGCGCAGGGCGGAAGCGTCTCTGTCGCTATCACCGATGACCCCAGCATCATTGAGGTTACCGTACGCGGCGCTGATATGCCTGACTATGCTCCGTACCGCATTGCTATGTCATCCGGTTCCGGAAACTACTACAACTCGCTCCACATCACGGGCGAGGCTATTGTCATGTCCGAAGAGACGGTCAATATCAAGACTGGTGTTACAAACGTATCGAGCAGCGATGAAGTCGGGGTTGTTGTCAAGAACCCGTTCATCAGAACGAGAGAAGAAGCATATTCTCTTGGAATGATTGTCGCTGGCGCATACGCAGGATTGAACTACACGGTGTCCGGAACGGCTTTAAACCTTAACCGGGGCGAGGGTTCCCGAGATATTATTCAAGCGACAATTGCTGACTTTAACCTCGCTGTTGATTCTGGGACACTTATTTCTGCGTTTAACGCGGAATGGTCGGGTCAGGACATCGCTGATTTCAACGTGTACTGGCAAGAGCAGGTCGATGCACTCTTCGGTAACCAGTTGTTCGGGAACGCTATTGGCGCGCGGGTTCTCGGTGACAAGGCTAATTTCAGGATCACAACGGCTACGACGAAACCAGACGTGATCGATTATACGGCCAGCCTGGATACGCTGATTGACGACTTTAACAACAAGTGGCCGACAGGCACTATTGCTGACTTCAACGCGCAGTTCGCTGGGTATACTTGTAAGGACTTTTCGATTGAGCCTTTGAGGAGAGACTGATGCCTAAAACTCCAATCAATAATCTTCCTCCCGAATCTCAACCTTGGGCGAGGGATGTTGACCGACGACTTCGAGATTTGGAATTATCGCTTGAAGGCGCATCTCAGGGAGTGAAGAACTCATTTAAGAGTTTGAACTCATCTATGTCACTTTTGTCTAGCCAGGTTGCCCGTATCCAAGAGACAAACGTGTTGGCTACATCCAGTCAAGCAGTACCCTATAGCGGCGGCGGAACACAGTACACCGTTACAAAACCCAAATGGGCCAACTATGCACTTATAGTTTCTGGTACTGCGTTAACGAGTAAGACAATAAATGGAGATGCGCGAATCGAGTTGATGCATGATAGTCGGCCTATTACCAGTTTTTCGGATTACCATGCATCACTTTCTATTGGTGTCGGATCGTTCGATGGAGACTTCGTTCCACAGAGTTTCCCTTATCTCGTGGATATGAGCAGTTCTAATACTCTTTACACTAGACCGTGGACGATTTCGCTTGGCGCATCCTCTGGCACCGTTACGGCTACTTTTATTACTAACGTTCAATGGCTTCAAGTATAAAGAATAGGATAGAATGTAATCATGGCAACCACTGACGGCAACGGCATCGTCTTCCTAGAGGAGACTGACCCCATCTCGCCGTTCCACACGATGATTAACACCCTTCAACAAGGTACTTCAGACGCTTTACAAGCATTTAATGATGCTTCGTTGAAAACCTTGTCTGTCGATGTTCAGGTGTTTACATCAAACGGAACCTGGACGAAACCCGACGACGCGGTAGCAGTTCGTGTACGACTTGTTGGTGGTGGGGGCGGTGGCGGTGGTGCTTTAGGTGCTAGCGCTGGGCACGCTGAAGGAGGCGGCGGGGGTGCTGGTGGTTATGTTGAAAAATGGTTCGCTGCTGACGATCTTGATGCAACAGAGGCTGTAGTAATCGGTAGTGGTGGTTCCGGGGTGACCGGGGGTACTGGTCAAACCGGCGGGGCTTCAACTTTCAGCACCCTTTCCGCTAACGGAGGCGGGGGCGGAGGTACTGCTACCGCAACAACCGGCGCAGCAATTGGAGTTCGCGGTATTGGTGGTTCTGCCTCCGGTGGAGATATCAATGTTCCTGGGGAACCCGGTGGCTACGGTCGTGTCATCGGCGGACAAATTGTTTTGCTGGGTACAGGTGGTTCTAGTGTCTTTGGTGCTGGTGGTTCTGCACGAAGTACCTTGGGTTCTTATGATGCTTCAGGGTATGGTTCTGGTGGTGGTGGGGCATTCGCAACTACCAGCAACCAGGCCGGAGGAAACGGTACTTCCGGTATCTGCATCGTAGAAACAATTGTTGCCTCCGCCTAAGACCAACCGGCTTTCAAAGTAGGCAGATGACGTTGCTTCTTCAACCACCACACCGCATGACGGACGGCCTCCCGCTCGTTACGGTGTGGCTCGCCGGGAAGATGCAGTCCAAGCCTCTTGAGAACGTCGTCGCTGACAG